GATCCTACAGACCCGGCTTGTGTGCGAGCTCCATTCTTCTGCGTGGTTATAATAGCTATTCGCTCTTGTGAGTTTTGCTTATACTCTGGTCGCAATCTAGGTTGTATATCTATTTCATCTGTTATCGTTATCGTACTACCACTTGTAACGGTAAACGCATGTGATGCATCATCATACCTTGCTTCTATTCTCGGTGAATATATTGTGTTTGTATTGCTAGAGTAATAATATAAACTACCTTGTATTGAACTATCTGTTTCCTGAGAGCCACTTCTCTTAATCAAAAGTCCATAATTAGTAATTGCACCGGTATGCCAACCTTCTACTGTATTTGTTACATCTACTTCTATATCTCCTTGCACATCAGTAAATGTTTGCACACTAGAATAAGCCGCGGAATCAAACACTCTACCCCCTGCTGGAACCCATTCAGTACCTGCTGTTTCACTATCTGTATACTTCCAGCTACATCCATCTGTTACAATCGGCGTGCTAGTTGATCTACCTGTACCACCTTCCCATGCTCGTTGGAGAGGGTGTACAACTAATGAATAATCTCTTTGTATATCTTCCTCTTTTGAGATAAACAATTTAAGAAAGTATTTTAAGCTACCTGAAGTAGTGGAAGTGTTAATACCTTGTGCGGAAAGAGATGCAGATAAAGGCGTTGTATTAAACTGCAATATAGGTCTTGTCACTGCTAATGGACCAAACGAACCTGATACATATTTAGAAATCTCTAATATTTCATCTTTACTGGTGTTAGCACTTTCTGATGCTTGGTATAATGTCGTATCTCTTATTGGGTATAGTGTCTTTATCATAATAATCCCTAATATGTTACTACCTTACCTCTAATGTCTTTGGTAGGATATTTAATTTCAAATACAGATGGATCTAGTGATGGATAAATAACATCTTGATATGTTGCTTCATCGAGGTTATATCTATGACTAGAATATTCACCATTATATAAGTTAGCTACTTTTACATCTGTAACTGATTGTACACCTTCAACATTTGCTAGACATAAGTAAATATCTTTTTTATACATAGCACTAGCAAAACTTAAGTTCTTTATATTATATTTATTTTTTAATGAATCTATACACCTATATAATACAGCATTAGAATTATGGCCAGGTAAAACTGTTATTTCAAAATTAATACTTATATTAACAATATAACCATCTTTAATATTAATAGCATCTGTCATCATTCTATATTGCGATAAATATGTTCTTAAGTTCTCTTTTGCTGCGTGTGGTAATGTTGCTAGCTCTTTCTTAGCATTATACGTTAAAACATACATGTTAACTGCTAATGGATTAGATATTGATGTTTCTTCTGGTAGCATTTGTTCATCAGATGCTATATAAGCTTTAGCAACAGTACCAAATCTAGAAGGCATACTTAATGCCCTAATAACATAATCTTCACGCGTGACCATCCTATTTTGTGTAGCATAATATCCTAATGCGTTTTGCCTAACACTCTCTATATCCTCTGCTCCCATTCCCCCAGTTGCAGGTTCCGGATTATTAACTACTATAGAGCTCTCAACAACCGACCTCGTACCTTTTACTAATGTCTTTGTGCGATCAAATGTTGCGACTTTATTAATAATATTTTTTATCGTACTAGATGGTACATTAGCTTGTAGACCATATCCTACCATGTATGTTACTGATAGTGTTGTATTTGATGGTGCTTGCCCGTATGTATCTGTGTATAAAAAGTTGGAAGGATCAAATGATTTATCTAAATTATTTACACCACCAGGTAATGTTGAACCAATGTTTTCCGGGCTTGGGACAATAACCTCATCTTGCTCATATGTAATACCAGATCCAAATCGTAACTCTATTTTATCATCAGGGGTAACTCTTGTTACAAATCGTCGCTTAACTGTTTTTAGTTGTAAGATGTATGGTGTATCCTTTGCTCCAACAGCTCTAGTTGGATCATTTGCTATATCATTTACAGATTCATCGAATACAGTTGATTGAGCTAAAAAAGGTACCTCTGTCCAACTCATACCATCAGAATCAGTAACTGAATCTAAACTCTGAACATTTTCTGCGTTTAGTATATATGTTGGGTATTCAGAAACTGCACCTGCACTTATCTGGAACACTCTCTTATCACCACTTAATACAGTAGCTTGTTTTGTAAATACATAATATTCCGGTCGACCAGTTGTAGCGTCTGTTGAGTAAACAGATACATCTGTCGGATCTACAGAACTGGAAAATCCAAAGTTAACTACATTTGTTGTATGAAATTTTATACCTGATGTTGTTGCAACAGTCATACCTGCATCTAATGTAGGAGCATAATCAAAATCCGGTTTAATGTTTGCTCCTGTACCTGTTGCAGGAATTAAACACTGCACGTCAATATTAGCTGTTGCTGGTGTAGCTAGTTTAGGTTTATATCCAAATGCTTGTGCTATTGAGTACACATTTTTCTTCTCTGTAGCTCTCAAAAGCATCGTTTCTTTCATAGCATAATCTGTATAGTATGATAATACATCACCAACGTATGCAGCCATCTCTATAAACATTGTTGATGGAGATGTTTCAGAAAAATCTTTTACAGTTGTAGGAAAGTAATTTTTTGCGTACTCTATGAGGTTATTCTTAAAACCTGCAAAGTCTTTATGCGTGTATCTTATATCACGTACATTATTTGAATTATTATATGCCATTATATATCCACCGATAAATTTAAAATATTTTCTGCAGGCCACCCTTGAACCGAGTATAATATTTGTATTGTTGTTTTATTGTTATCCACGTCAGATGTTACATCAACATTATTAATTGTAACAAATGGCATCCATGTAGCAACAGCACTTTTAATTGCAATAGTTGCTGAGTCTGTTAGTTGTTGGTCATATATATTTTCAAATAATAGTAAATATATATCACTACCAAATGTCGGTTGCATTACCCGCTCACCTTTCATGGTTAAAATTAAATTACGTAAATTATCGTGTACCTGCGCTGTTGTAGTGTAATTATGGTTCGGTGAACCTACTACAAGAGGAAATCCAATACCAATAGGATTGGAAGTTGAATCATTTGGATATATTTTAGGTACTAATTTTGCCATATATTACTTTTTAAACCTCTGTACTAATTTACTATAGTCACGCGTCAATGCTTTTGTTACAGATGCATCTACTCTATCTGCAGACACCACTTGCCCGTTATGTCCTACTAGTGTAGTAGGAGCTGGCCCTACTCCATCTTGCATTGCTGCAAAACCTGCTCTTGCATCTTGTGCATTAAATGTTTTCATTGTCGGGTACTCTTCCGCTTCAGTCTGTGAGAGCGCTTCTGTTAACGACATATGCTTAGCTTCCTTTTTAGGAGTAAGCTTTTGCTCTGTTAATATATTACGCACTTCTCTTTGCACTTCTTCTCGTACAATCTTTTTAATTACTGCTGCTAGCTTGTTCATCTTCATAATAATCTCCACATATATGGTATATATAATAAATATACAGTTATGTTATTTTTGCTTTAAAGCCTCTATATTTGTTTTAAGTTGTGATAGTGATGATTCAATGCGTATGGTATTTTGAAAGGATGTTGAAAATCTAGGAGCTTGAACACTTAATAATGTTGATCCTACACCAGGTACAGGGAACGTTTGCTGTGAGCTTACCATAGCCTGAGTCTTTACCTCTGTTGACAACTTCTTTACCTCGTCTATTAACGCATGTAATGTATCTAATACTGTATCTACTTCATGTACCCATACCTGTGTGCATAAAGCTATTGTTTTTTTAGATGATAATAAAATATCATCCGTCTTTGACCCTAATACAAGCCTATCACTCATTATAATAACTTGTCCAGCGCTGTACTTATCTTGCGTACTTTGTAAATTAGGTGGTAGATCTGCTTGTAAAGGTATTTCTATATGTTGATTAGATGTTAGCCAAATACCTGCTGAATCAGTTTCGAAGTCTTCGACAGGTAAGTAACCATTTCGTATTATTGTTATAGGTGATATAGAGTTTGTAGGGCTTACCCATGGTAGTGTTGTTGTAGGATTAGCTGCAGAAAATCTAATACTCTGTCCAAATCTACCTTGCATAACAACATCCCCTTCATACAAATCAAGTGATCTCACACTTCGAGGTAGTGAAACAAATGTTTCTCCTGTATATGGATCTCCATCAGGTTTATATATCGGATTGTTAGCATTAAGCATATGATTAACCATGCCCTTTTTAGAAACAATTCCAGTGTAATACCAGTTACCCGTTTTACCATCCTTTATACAATGTACCTTCTCATTAGGTAATGGTATTGTGAAAAGGTGAGGGTTCATTGGTGATAAATTTATATTTATCAAGTTGCGTTGATCTGTCATTATATTTCCTATAACATCACCAACACCACGATACTCACCATCTCCGCCGGATAGTACACGTATAATACTTGCTATTGCACTCTCTGAATCATTGAATGATTGTTGTTTATTACCACCTTTCAATCCCCCAACACTTATATCTGGAAAGCTCTCTGAATCAGAATATTTAGACATTATTTAACTGCTCCCACTCTCTCTACTTGAGCAATAAGTTGCTCCTTTTCAGCATCGGTTAATATTAAACCTTCATCACTACTAGAGCGTGAACTAGCTTTAGTAACAATAGCAGCCATCTTTATTAATGCTTCATCATTCTTAACAGCTATTTCCATGTAATCTTTAATTAACGGAACAATTATAACAGCATCACCAATATTTTTTATCATCGGTTTTAACTCTGTTATAAGTATTTGTATTTGTGTCTCTTTCCTTGTTGAGTTTGTATATATATCCTTTAACAAACTCTCAAACGTTTTACCTTCAAATATCTCATCGTTGTTTTCTTCACTCATAGTATGCCCCTTACATATAAATATACAAAAATAAAAAAGCGCCCGGTATTAGCAGTCGCTTTCTTAAGTTTAATATAA